ACCTGACTCTTAACTTCATTAGCAGTAATGCTCACAGCAGGATTAATAACTACTTTAAATCTTGCTTGTAGGCTTGAATCTGCTTTGGCGCCAAATAATGGTTTAAATTGTGCAGGATTAAAAATTAATGAATCGCTGACAGTTTTAAAATTATCTAATGTGCTGTAGGCAATTTCTAAACTACTTGAAGTAGGTGGAGTTGGTTCTTTGACTGTGCCGGTCAAATCTTGTAGCCAATTTATGTATGATGTTGCATAGTCGGCTGTTAAGATATACATGTCAATTAAATTAACACTGGTAGGATCGATTCGATTGTTGCCAGGACTATTGTGTTTGTATTGGAAATATAAATTATTTCGGCTGGTTGCAACATTAGCCACTGTAGTATATAAATCTGGATTATCCGGTACACCAGTTAACTGTGTTTGAGGGAAAGCAACTATAACACTGGTAGGGTCTACGTAACCGTCAGTTTCTGTTATAACGTCGGTAATATTCCAAGTTATGTCAGTGCCCAGAGGAGTAACGTTTCCTGGTTTTGTGTTAATGTTTAGAATTTTAATAATATCACTGATGCTACTGCCAATCACGCTGTCGTAGACTTTGACTGTCGGATCAAAGTAAAACTGTGTTTGGCCCGCACTACCAAATATATATCGTAAATTTTGATATTGAATGTTATACAGTCCAGCAGTATACGTAAATTTTAATAGCCAATTAGTACTTGAACCAATTTGGCTTGGAGGAATGTTTACCCATATCTGATTAGTTTGATCGTAAGTCAGTCCAAAATTAACATTTGATTGAATCTGAGTAGCAATAGTACTGATCACATTACTGGTTAAGGCATTGCTGAGTTTAGGAATAATTGTTTTTACTACGGATCCGGTGGGAACAACCATACCAAAGTAGGTTTGACTATTTCCCACAGTATTAGTAACAGAACTGTAGAATGTTGTAGCATTAGCAAAGGCATTAGTTAAAAACTGTACACTTGCTCCTGCTGTAACATATTTCAAATTGCCGCTGGCCACAGGGCCAACATTGATTACGTTGCCATTATAAGTTAAATTACCATAGCTACTAGAGGTTGTATTTCCAGTCTGTACCCAAGTTACGTTGCTGTGTGTTGGTGTTAGTCTAGGATAGTTAGCGTAGTAATAGTTACTGATTCCGTTACTTGAAATGATTGGAATAATATCATTATAAATTGCTTTGTAAACATCGCTAGTAGTTAAAAAACTAAAAGTTGTACTACCAACTGTTGAGTTTGCTGACAGTATGCCGTCATCGCCAAAAATATTAGTTGAACTAAAACTGCCAGTTGGATCCAGAGTATCAAGATACAGACTCACACCTGAACTTAAACGGTTTACGGCTTTGATCTTTTGAATACTAGTAAAGTTTGTCAGTGGGAAGATTTGATAATCTTCCGATGTTATCATACGATTTTGTGTGTAGTAATTTTGTGGTGCGTAGGTCTTAATGCTAGCTAAACTTTGTGTGGCCGACGCATTGGTTACAGTATACTTTAAGCTGGCTGTGATAGTTAAAGTTTGAGTTACTCCGTGTAGATCAACATAAGGAATAGCAATGTTTACTCGAGCTAGATCATCGGGAGTAATTGTATAAGCGAGGCCGTTGCTGGTACGGAAATAATATCTAAATGCACCCTGTGGAATGTTTGCAAATGAACCATCACCAAATACTAGATTAACTTGGTCATTGTTTAATGTATTAACCTGATATAGATTTTTGTTAGTCAATTGATTGTAAATCACGTTGATACCGGGTAGTGCTGGAACCTGTGTCCATAAGGTCTGCACACTATTGTTTACATTTAAACTGTATAGCCATCCATCAGTGTTGTTAATGTTATTTGTAGTAACGGGCACATAATTATTTGGTATAGCATTTTGAATAGTAAAGTTTGTGCTCTGTAGTGATCCCTGTTTAAAATACAGGAAGAAACCAGTGTTGTTACTGCCATTACCATTGTTGTCATTTTGATAAAGAATGTTAAACCCAGTCATGGTTGGGTCACGTTCATAGATATATGTTTGACCCAGCGTAGTTGCGCTGACTGCTTCAAAACGTGTTGGTGTAGTTTGGATGTTAACTGAGAACGGTGCTACAGGCAAACTATTGGGATTTAAATTTACAGTATATTCGTCAGTTTGAATTCCGTTGATTACTTGACTGTTTCCTGGTTTGCCAACTGCTTGATTTGTGATCAGTGCGGCATTAAGTATCGCAGTAAACTGTTCTAACCAATTATCGTTAGTGATGTCGTTCCAATATACTGTGGTATTGGCTAGATTAATTCCGTTGCTGTCAGTAATTGCCTGCGATGTGCTGATAGCATCAAATTTTAATAATCCACTGGCACTGATTGTTCTTGTGGGATTATAACTCAGCATGCGGGCTAGTTTTAGGATACTGTCACGACGTTGAGCTGTATCAATGAAATTTTCACGTGCATTTAAATCTGTACGGAAACTTAAACTCTGCCCCAGGAATGCAACCATATCTATTAGAGCTAGATATTCACTGGATTCTAAGAAATCGTTAAACGACTCTGGATAGTACGTTTGGAGATAGTTAATCATTGAGTTACGAAGTGTTTCAAAATCGTAACTGGTGAAGTCCGCATTAGTAAACGATTGATAGACCTTAGTCCAGTCCTGATTTACTAAAAGATTTGATTGACGGGTTGTTTGTGCCATATTATTTCTAACCTATATTGTATATTTATCGGTCGGAATAATATGCGCAGTTAATTTGTGGTTAGTGTAGTTGATGCTTTGTCGAAGTTTAACAGTATCGTTTCTGCTTGATTTGACGGGATATAAGTTAAACTCAGCTGTATTTGAATGCCGTTAGTTTGTTCTGTAACATTGATTTGATTGACTCGTAAACGAGGATCATATGCAACAATTTTTTTAATGTCGCCGGTAATGATATCACGAGTAGTTTCATTCAGGGGCTCAAACAACTGTTCCCAAATTACTGTACCAAAGGAAGGTTGCATTAGTTTACTGCCCTTGCGAATTTGAAAATAGTTCATAAGATCTTGTTTAGCCAGGGCGTAATCCGTTAGGCTAAATTTTTTCTTATTAACTAGGGTACTAAATCCGCGATATACTGTCATGATAATATTTATGCGCTTAGGACTGCCACACTATAACGACCTTGATTGTAGCTGGTTGCACCAGAACCTACGTTATTGTAACGCCATGCCCAAGCGCCAGTGCCCTGCGGGCTAGCAATAGTTGGGCCTGTACCCACACTCAGTGTCCACCCCACATAAATCATACCAGCAACAACTTCTGAAGGGTCACCGGGCTGTATTGAACCAATATCCAAACTAGTTATGTAAATATCCACCAAGCGTTGATATGCTAGGTGCTCTTGAGCAATCGTGCCCGTTAAGAAACCGTTTAGGCTTGTGACGTTATAAAAATAATTTTGATAAGAATTAATTCCGTTGTTAATATAGGTTGGTTGCCAACAGTGACGATAGTTCACCGAATCTGTTCCGTAGGCCGTGTTAGATCCAGATGCTAGTAGTCCGTATGACTCTAAAATTTGACTGGTAAATTGGTATCTGCCTAATTGATTAGAACCGCCAATTAAATCATAGTTCCACTGACTAGTACTGTAGGCTATCTGTGCTTGTAGGTTACGTACTTGAATAGATGTCAATGCCGCAATATTGGCCCAGGTTGGGGGTGTAGGAGGCATAGCAGGTAAGCCAAGCCAACTGACGGGCATTGGAGTTACTATTGGTTGTCCTGCGGCTGCTTGTATTCCTAGATCCATAAGTTATCTCAAATTAATTTTGAAGCCGCGCCAGCCCCGATACTAGCAGCAGCTCCTATCAGTGACGCTCCGCTTGATGACTGTGGTTTAGGACGTAAGTTTGTACCTGGATCCAACCAAGGTTCGTGTGCAGGAACAACTGTACATATTGATCGTACTGCTCCCGGGGTATAAGTCCAACTAGTACCTGCCCAAGTAACATCCGGCAAACTTGTCCCTAAATTAGGCACTACCGGAATTGGTGGAACGGGTAAGTACGGGCTGTTTAGATTTACTATTGTTCCAGATACATAGCAAGGTCCAAGACTGCTGACTTTGGTGCTAACACCGCCGGTTAGAGAAGCTGAGCCCACACCCGAAAGTGACAACATGCCATCACTGGCTACTGATACGCTTACTAGGGCACTGATTCCCACTGACACTAAACTGTCAATTTTTACTCCCATGTCGCCGTGAATAGCAACTGAACCGCCACTGTTAATATTGACTGCACTATCACTATGAAAGTTAAGTGCCCCTTCAGCTCGCACATTAAATCCTGCAGCACCGTAGATATTGATACTGCCATCACTACTAAATTCTAACCACTGATTGCCTGATGCGCTGGCAATGTATAGTACTCCTTTATTACCTTTATCAGTTTTGTCTGCGGTATCATTCATTAGGATTTGATGCCCGCCTGCGGTACGCAGTCTAATCAATTGATCGTTGCCATCCTTATCTCCGTCATCCATAACAAATGTATGACCACCTTTGCGAGCTATAACAGCTTGACTGGCTTCAACTGAGGATGATGCAGAAACCTGAGGATTAGCGGTTGCTGAACGACCAGGAGTACTAATACCATAGACATTGCTGGGTGCTTCGCGTAGGCTACTTGAACTGATTGCCCCACGCACAGGATCTCTATCTAAACCCTGCGAAATAAGTGTCATTGACTGAAATTCGTGCGGGTAACGAGGAGCCTGACTTGGGTCAGAACCATAAGTAGAAGATTGTCCAGCACTGGATTCTACTACTGGTAGTATTTGACTACTGTTTAGATAACTGGCAATGTCAGTAGCTACACTGGTATCTGTAGATCCACCAATGTTGTGTGCTAGTCCTGGAACCATATGATGACTGGTGCTGTCATAACAACAAGCAAACCAATAACCACGTGACCTATCACCGGCAGCAAATGTAACCAATACTTTATTACCAACATCTGGCGGTACCATCCACATACCGTAACTTTGACCGGCACTCATAGGAGTATTAGGTGTTTGCTGACTGTCTGTGCCAAATGTATGGCCGTAAAATGGACTAGCATAACTTACCACTATTTGATTCTGTGGGTCAGTTTGTACTCCGCCCCAGTCTGGTATATAAACCTGTAGTTGCCCTGTACGTGACCCAACTACATGTTTAACAACCACAGCTTCATAAGGACCCGGGTCAACTGTATAACCTGTTTTTCCATCTGCTTTTGCGCTGTCAGCAGCACCAGTTCGTCTTATTTGATTATCTGCCATTTATTGAATTTTCCTATTGTCGTGCTTGAGTACTATTTTCTTGGGCATTTGGACTTGCTACTGAGCCATTAGCTGGAGTTGCTGTACTACCAGAATTTTGTTGTACTGTTTGATTAAGTGAGTTTTGTTTTGTTTGTGTTTGACTAGCACCACCATTAGTACTAGAATCTCTACCGTTGGTTGCTGCCGCTGGAGCTGCCGAATTTATTAAATCGCCATTAATAACACGGTTTAGCGTAAGGGTCTGTTCAAATTTACCATTGGCAAAACTATTTTTAATTCCGGTGCATTGGTATTGCCCACTAAACAAGCTCTTGTAAGTGCCAGGTTGCGGAAACACCACCCCTTGATTGGTCCAGTCAGTGTCTATGTCCAATGGAGTATTAATAGTTACCGAGAACATCAAAGATCCGACATCCATACGCACATGTCCGTAACGTCCTGCAAAGTCATTTTGACTTTGACTGTCCCAACTGTTGTATATTGTACTTGTTGTTGGACTAGGCACATACAACCAATCATCTTGTTTAATTAATGTTGGGTCGCCAACTATCTGTAGTTCTAGTGTGACCATATCCCCTTTGAAATTGGTGTATAGACTTTTCATAACATTGGCCACAGTTTGCGCTGTGGGGTCATTAATAATGCCTAGACCGATGGTTTCTCTTTGATCGTTGTTGACTGCACGATATTTAAGTGGAGTTAAGTTAGTAATATTTTTGAATCCAGCTACTGCGCCACTTGCAGCCAAGAGTTGTGGACTCAACAGGATCACACCCCCATTGGCTATTGATGTATTAAGTCCAGTACTAGGAGTTGCTTGTGTTGCGGCAAACTGTGCAGTATATGCCGCTACCGCAGTATAGTACGTAGCATCAAAATCAATTTTAAGATCTAATATGTCTACATTTTTACCAGTATAGATATAGTTATAATTTTTAACAGTATGAGCTCGACTGTCAGTTAAAAACGGCGCTGCTGGATGATTGGCTGGATTTAGGTTGGGGTACTGATGTATATTATAGGTAAACTGTGCTGGATAAGTGTTTCGTATATTATCAAATACTCCAGAATTTACATTTCCGGCAGCATCAGTTCCTGCATAATTGTTTGTACAAACAGTTTTGAAAGTGTTTAAAATTTGTGTTAAATTTGTTTGTTGCTGTGCGGCTGTTAGGTTTTGAAAGTCCAATCCTAATTGGTCACGTAAGTAACTTGATTTTTCAAGAACTTTTTGTATTACTGTAGTAATTTGTGTACCGGCCGGGATATCAAATGCTCCGCCAGTTAATTGTATAGAATTGGCATCGGGATTGGCCTGCGTAACGCTGTCCTGATCTGGGTAAATGATCTTGCTTGATGCAATGGCAGGATCCATATCAAATTTTATAGTATCAGCGTATTGGGCTTTGCCGTCATTGACTTCAAGTTGCCAATAGGTGTTTAAGATTATTGCAAAATTATTAAGAAATTCTTGTACTGTACCGCCGGGTACTGTTACTGATACGTTCTTGGGAGTTCTTGAATGCTCTGGATAGTGCGCTTGATGGCCGGTTGGGGTGTAGGCAATTTGATACTCTGCACCTTTGTTAGTCACCTTGACTTTCATAGTATTAATTTTAATTGGAAAACGTTTTCTATAGAGTGTAGTAGTACTGTCTGGAATAGGATTTCCAGCATTGTCGTAGCCTTTAAAATCTAACTGCAACATATATGGTTGTTGTAAATAATTGTAACCCGAATTTAAGCTAAGAGCTGCTTGTGCTAGGCTATCAATCAGTGTAACACCATAAGGCTCTAAGATTGTCAAAGTGCCGTCGATTATGTTAGTGCTTTTAGATTTTGAATTGTTGCCAATAATTGTGTTAAAGTTTACTGTTTGTATATTGTAGTTTAGGCCGGCCTGTGTTGGCAGTCTGCGATTGGGATAAAGAC